AATATATCTTTGGTATCCCAGTCACACTCGCGGAGAAGACTGATGTTGACCTAAGAGTTACTGCTGGTACTGGTGCGGCGGTCATCACCGCTACATTTAACCTTGTTCTAGTCAAAGAAAACGCTTTCAATGAGTGGTCTTCAGGCTACTAATCCTACTTATCCTGCGCTCTAGGAGCGACAGGAATCTCCAATCTGAGTCAGAATACAGTCTAAAATTACGCCTCACACAGGTCAATACAGGACCTCGCTAAGTTGTTGATTTCATTGAAGAAAAAAAAAGGTTGACTTATCGGTCATAAGGCTGTATATTGGTCATGTAAATTAATGATGAGGTGCATATGAAACTAGACTTAACTTTCGATGAAGCGCAAGTAATTCAGGGCGTTTTTTATCAATATTATCAAGCACTTAGGCAAGACACTATGTGCGATGTAGAAAAAAAGTGTGTAGAATCAATCACTTACAAATTGAATCAATTTGAAACAAATTATTTTGAAAAAAAGTGAAAAAAAGGTTGACTTATCGGTCAGCAGGCACTATAATGTGTATGTAAAGTGAGAAAAGAGGTGAGTTATGACAGATTATTTTTTCCCCTACTGTGATGCCCGTGCTGAGTTAGCCGGAGCCAAAGTGACTATTGAGGGCTACTTACGGGCTCTTGAATCAGGTTCTGAGTTACAGCAAACGGTATGTCTCAAGCTATTAGCTGAGGCGGTTGAAAGCATTCAAGTTGCATTAGATAAAGAGGTGTAAATATGAAACTCGTAATCTTAACTCAATTCAAAGAAAACTACGGCGCCCATGATTGGGACGGCAAGGGCGAGTGCCCGCAGTACTGGAAGTTTAAGGGTGGCGACACCTACATCATTGATGTGAACCTCCAAGAGGCGCAGGACCCTGCCTTCTATGAGGCTGCGGCGAAGTGCATTGTGCATTCCTCTGATTACTCTGAGGAGTATATTGTTGACCAGACTTTGGTCGATGATATCGACTTCAAAGAATCCAATTTTGTCGAGGAGTGGGACTCTCCTATCTACGCCATCATGCTGTCAGACCGCGTAGAGTTGGCGTGCCGTCAGATTGCTCGTAAATACGATATGAGTGCTACACCTTTTGGTGAGCGGTCTTGGGCTCAAGGTCCTGATGGTCGCTCTGAGATGTCTCTGACAACCTTCGAGGAGGAAGCGGCATGATTGTCAGGAACTCGTATGGTGTGTCCGTAGAATTTGAATGTATTCAGGCTATGCTTGATTACTTCGGGGAAGAGGAGGGTCTGGCTATTATGGGCGGAGAGCATTCAGAATTTTTTATGCTTTTTGGTCAATAAACGCTTGACATTTGTATTTAACGGTAGTATAATTTATCTTGTAATTAATCATTAAGTGGAGAACTTAAACTATGTCTAATCAAACTTTTACTTTTGCAGGTATGTCTGTTACTTCTAATGGTACCACTAAGGCTCGTTTTGGTAACGATATTGTATCTCGCATCAAAAAACTTGGACACAATTCGGATGTTGCATTCATGGAACTTCCAAAACCTATGACTAGGTCTGAAGCGGCTACATTCTTGCTGGCTCAGGAGTCATACTCCGACACTCCAGAAAAGCGTGATGCTCTTTCTCGGGTCATCTATCGTAATGTACCTAAGCGCAAGGCAGTACAGTCTGTTGCAAATACGCCCGCTGAGGTTAACAAAGCAGAGGTTGATAACTCAGATGTCTAATAAGGCTGAAATGCTGAAGAACGAGGACGGTGTTGCCGTCCTCACTCTTAAAACTGACTTTGATAATGTAACTTTTTCTGATATGGATAAGGTTTACTATCGAAGCATAAATAACATTTCACAAGAAGCGGTTGTTCTTGTAAAAAAGTCTGACAATACTGTCAAAGAGATTTGGTGGGACTAAGAGTTTATTGCGCTCTTAGCTCAACTGGATAGAGCAACAGCCTTCTAAGCTGTAGGTTGCAGGTTCGAGTCCTGCAGGGCGCACCAATTTGCCCGAGTGGCTCAACGGTAGAGCAACGCATTTGTAATGCGTAGGTTGGGGGTTCGATTCCCTCCTTGGGCACCATTTTTAAGGGGAATTTTTTTGGTAACTGTATTATATAAGCACTGGAAAAAAGATACGATATTAGAAATCACTGGTGTTATATTATACAACAACCCCCAGAGTGATCGGATTGTAGTTGTGACTGCTGATGGTATACACGAAGATATTATTCGGGATACTATTATTGAAATCAAACCTATTGGGTCGTAGCTAAACGATGAATTTTGAGATAGACAATACCTTACCGAAAATACCCGATCAATTTCTTTTGTCGGGCGACTATATTAGAAGTCTACGGTGTCTAAGTCCTCAGAAAGCATTCGAGGCAGGGTATGCTAGTTATCTCCCAGACAATGAAACTGAACTGACGGATTATCTGTCCAAATATTTTAACACCGATATAGAAGTGCGCTATCAATTGATAACGAATGATTTGCCTATGCACCAAGATATCTGTGAACAAGATTACAAATTTAATTATGTTTATGAAACGGGCGGCGACAATGTTCTCACTCAATGGGAAGGAGAGGAAATTGTTTGCGAGCCGTATATATGGTATAAGCTGAATGTTAGAAACTACCATGCAGTGAGTAATGTTGTTTCAGATAGACTAAGTATCACAGTTAAAATTAAGGAGTAGTTATGAATGTTGCAATTGTAGGTTATGGTTTTGTTGGGCAAGCAACTGAGTATTTACTCAGGGATTGCGATATTGATATTTGTATTTCTGACCCTGATAAGGGTATGGTCATTTCAGAGGATGCATGGGATAGGATCGAGTACGCATTTATATGTGTCCCTACTCCTGAGTGTGAAGAGACCGGGACATTGATGGCTAACACTGCAATGTCTATCGCTTGGGATTTACCTGATTCATGTGTTCCTATCGTTCGCAGTACAGTCGGACCTGACCAAGTAATAAATTTTCCTCCAGAAACAATCTTCATGCCGGAGTTTCTCCGTGAGAAGCATTGGAAAGATGATACGGACGATATTAATATTCCTCTTTATGTGGGTGCGATTACAGAGCCACTAAGACTGTTGCAACATATAAGTAAAGACAAGCATTTTATTCTAGTAGAGCCTGAGCTTGCTTGTATGTTTAAGATTGCGAGGAACTCTGCTCTAGCTATGACTGTGGCTGTTGCAAATGAGTTTGCCGAGGCTTGTGCGGTGACGGGTGTTCGATATAATGATCTAGCTAAACTTCTTGTGAATGATAAAGACTTAGCAAATACACATTGGGATGTACCGGGTCACGATGGCAGTCTAGGATTTGGTGGAAAGTGTTTGCCTAAAGATTTGTCTCATATGGAAACACTTGTGTGGGATGATGAAAATATTTTAGCTCAAGCGTTATATATAAATGAGCAGAGGAGAAATTAGTTGCCTATATATTCATTTAGAAACAAAGAAACAGGAGAAGAGTGGGACGAACTTATGTCTATCTCTTCTGCTGAAGAATATCTCAAAGAGAATCCTAGTATTGAGAGATTCATATCAAAGGCACCTGGGCTTGTGGGTGGTACAGGAGATCGTACCAAGACTGATGGTGGATTTAAAGAGGTGCTTTCTAAAATTGCACACGCAAATCCGAACAGCCAGTTAGCAAACGACCACGGTCCTAAAGATAGAAAGTCTGTGGCAATTCGTGATACGGTACAGCGAGTAGCCGAAAAAGTAGGTGGGGTAACAAGCAGTGAATAGCCTACGATTAAAACAAAAAATTAACAGCAGAATGGATCAACTACAGCAGATGATGGAGTCCAACCAACATATTGAGAATAAACTTCTAGTTGAAATGCATTTGGAAAGTGTTAGTAAATTTTGGGCAGTACTGAGTGAAGAGGACCGAGACTACATTCAGTGTGCTATGGATGCGATTGAAGATGGTATCAAGTGGGAACTCTAAAATAACATATGTCACAACTTACTATAATGAGCCAGACCTACTAGAATTTGTTTTAGAAAATTTCCTGACAGATTTTTATTCGGCTCTTATCATTGTTGATGACGCATCACAAATACATCCTGCCGAACCTATCGTAAGAAAATACGAAGACAAACTACCTGTGACTCTGCTCAGAGTCAAGCACGACCTCGGATTCAACTCACACGGCGCCCGCAACTTAGCAATGCAACATGTGCAAACTGAGTGGGCATATATGACCGACATTGATATTCATACTGATGTCGGTGCTTCCTATGATTTATGGAAAGCCGTACAATCTTCACAACTAAAACAATACTTTACTTTTTGGAGAGGTCACAAACAAGACTTCATAGGCAGATGTGAAGAAGGTTACAATGATCTCTGTCTCCGCGTATCAGATTTTTGGGAATCTTATGGCTATGATGAAGAATATACTGGTATGCATTATGGCGACAAGATGTTTTTGCAGAGACTAAATAGTTACATGGTGCGAACACTTTTACCTAATATTATAATAGATAAAAGAATGAAAAGAAAAACCATAAGCAACGCTAAAGTAGACATTACTACCTATGACAATAAAAACAACATCATGTACCACCCTATTATTAAGGCTTCGGAACTGAAAAAGTTGAATGATTTTATAGGTAGTAGAAATGAAAACAAAGATATATGGGCAACCAAAAGTGTTGTCAATTTTGAATGGGAGAAGATAATTGGATAACTATGAGAAAGACTTAATTCGATTGAGAAAGGCAAAGGAGTTTCTTTTAGCCGAGCATAATCAGTTGTATGCCGACTTTGTGAGAGTTACGGCGCAGTTAGAATTAAAGAATGCGGAACTAACAGAATCTATAAATGTGGTAGAACAAAAACAAAAAGAGTGGAATGCGAAAGAGCAAGAGTATATTGACCGAGCAAACTCAGTCGCCGCTGAACAGATGGAAATGGCTATTCAAATAAAACACCTGAACCGAGAACTTGGTTTGTATGAAAAGGGAAAGAAAAAACCACCTAGACAAACTAAGAAACTTACGGAAAAGCCTGAATGATATGGGTGTTCGGTGACAGTTGGGCAAACGGCTACGGGTTGAAAGAGGGCGAAAAAAGATTTTCAGATTATTTTGATCCTGTCACTAATTTAGGACAAGATGCTTCATCATTAGGTCACACAACTAGTACTATATTGCAGTCCTCTAAAGATTTTCGTGAGGGTGATACGATGATTGTTATCACACCGCCGGATACTAGATGGTATCATATTGGCACGAATTATATAACGCATAGCATATTCAACGGGCACCCGCAACAGGAAAAGGTACTTGAGATTTTTGATTCTTCTGAGTGGTACATATATCATCACTCACTGTTTATCTACACGCTAGTCAATCTAGCAAAAGATAAGGGCATGAAGATTTGCCTAGCACACAATTACGGTAAGCTAGAGATTGCTCCTTGTTTCAAGCAGTTGATTTCTGATGATGTGTTCCTCTCAAAAGACAAGAGTTTGGCACATCACCTATTAGGAAAGGAAGGTTGGACAAACAATCTAAAGCCTTTCACGACCAATAGTATGCCGAGACTTGAGGGAGAATATTTCATACCCGGAGATAATCATCCCAATGAAGCCGGTCATAGATATATTGCAGAACTTTTAATAGACAAACTGAAAACATTATAAATATACTCATGAAGTCATTACGCCACTATATTGCAGAAGATGCCCAAGGTAAGAATCTACACCTCGAACACATAGAGGATGACATTCTTAACTTTGGCGTAGATGGAGCAAGAGCCGCTATCAATTTCTTGCGCTCACTCCGAGACATGCTTGCTGGCTCAGCAAGATCCTCTGTCAACATGACTGTAAAATGGGATGGTGCACCCGCAATATTTGCAGGCACAGATCCTTCTGATGGCAAATTTTTTGTCGCTAAGAAATCTGTGTTCAACAAGACTCCACTGCTGTATAAGACAGCGAAGGAAATTGATTCTGACCCTAAACTCCCTTCTAGTTTGAAGCCTAAGTTTAAGATAGCACTGGCTGAGTTTAGTAAATTAGGAATCAAAAATGTGTTACAAGGAGACTTGATGTATACATCAAGCGACTTGAAACCAGAAACGATAGATGGGCAACGATACACTACTTTCCAACCTAATACAATCGTCTATGCAGTCCCAGTAGGCTCGCCCCTGGACGCCATTATTAAACGAAGCAAAATCGGTATCGTCTGGCATACATCGTACTCTGGCTCTTCTCTTCCTGAAATGAAAGCATCTTTTGGTGCTAACATAAAGGGCTTGAGCAAGCCGCGTTCGGTTTGGATGGATGATGCTACCTATAGAGATGAATCAGGTACAGCAACATTCACTAAAGCAGAAACAGATGCTATCACTTCACTATTGAGTGTAGTTGGTAAAAATCTGAGAAAAGTAAATTCAGCACAGTTGAATAACTTTAATGCATTACAAAAAAGCCTATCCGGTAAGATGGTAGGAGCACAGTATAAAACATACAATAACTCTAAAGTCCGTGCTAGACAGGAAATAACAAATGTTTCGGCACATGTCGAGGGTTATATGACTTGGGTTGAAGAAAAATTTGACGCTGAAATAGCAAAACTCAAAACAGAAAAAGCACAGTCTGCACTTGAACAAAGAAAAGCAGAAATGCTAAAAGAGTTTGGTAGACTGAAATCTATGCTAGTTGCAGTAACAGAGTTTCAAGTTTCAGTAGTCAAAGCAAAAATGCTGATAGTTAAAAAACTAGATCAAGTTAAAGGCATTGGCACATTTATTAAAACTGCAAGCGGATTTAAAGTTACTACTCCAGAAGGCTATGTTGCAATTGATAGAATTTCTGGTAGTGCGGTCAAGTTAGTTGATCGAATGGAATTCAGTTACAATAACTTTACAGCTATTAAGGCATGGGACAAGTAACCATGAAGAAGTTTATTGAATGGTTTAAGTCTCTATTTAAAACACACATAGAAGTTACTTTGTGGTTTGCTAGTGTCTCTGCTGAAGGATTACCCAAAACCGATAAAGTTACATATATCTTAAAACGACTTGATAAGATCAATGACAAAGAACTAAAGGGTATAGAAGAAAACGGAAACAAATTGCACATGAAATGTATAACACCTTTTGATTACAGGGTGAGGAAGGCAAAGTGATGATATTTGATTTCAACCACTTAAAGAAAGTAAACAGCAATTATTGGCATCATTGGTACCATGCAATGGTCCTAAATGTTAGTTGGCTAGGGGTGTTTGTACTAGGCACAATACACGCCTTTATTCCATTTCTATTTCCAGAAACTCCTTACAGACTATCGAAAAGAATTATAAAAAGAGCAGAGGAGAACTTTGATTTAGATGAATAAGACAATAGTATTTGCTTTCGGGAGACTGAATCCCCCTACATCTGGTCATAGTAAACTCGTGGATAAAGTGTTCAGCGAGGCTCAAAAGCGCCGTGCTGACCATCGTGTGATTGTGAGCCACTCACAAGACAAACATAAAAATCCTCTGACAGCACAGCAAAAAATTACCTATCTAAAAAGCATTCATCGAAATATAAAATTCGATGCATCTGATAAACAACATCCTCATTTCATGGCTCACTTGAAAAAAATGTATGAGCAAGGATATGAAGAAGTGTTTATGGTTGCTGGTTCAGATAGGGTATTAGAATTTCAGCGGCTCGCTGATAGATACAATGGTAAAGATTACAAATTCAAAACCATCAAAGTCATTTCTGCTGGTGAACGAGATCCTGATGCCGACGGTGTTGCAGGAATCAGCGGAACAAAAATGAGAGCATTTGCCTCCAACAACGATTTCAAATCTTTCAAAATGGGTCTGACACCAGGCGCAAGAGATGCCGATGCTAAGAAATTATTCAATGCGGTAAGAAAAGGTATGCAACTCCAGGAAGGGCAAGTGCGTTATTTAACATTTGCAAATTTTTTAAAGGAAGAACACAATGAATAAAGAAGCAGTATACGAACAATTAAAAATAGACGAAGGCGTGGAGTACAAAGTCTATGAAGATCACCTCGGATACCCTACCTTTGGGGTGGGTCATCTTATCACAGAAAGTGACCCGGAATTCGGAAGCGCGGTTGGAACTCCAGTTGACGAAGAAAGAGTCAGGGAAGTATTTGATAGAGATATTGAGATTGCCATCGGAGAATGCAATCACCTATACGGAGAAGGGTGCTTTGGAAATTTACCTGATGAAGTCCAACAAATCCTGGTTAATATGATGTTTAACATGGGTCGAACAAGACTCAGTAAATTCAAGAAAATGAATGAAGCGATTGAAGCTGGTGATTGGAAAACTGCCGCAGTTGAAGGTCGTGATAGTCGTTGGTACAAGCAAGTTACTAACCGGGCTGAACGGTTGATGTCCAGACTAGAGGCTGTATAAGTGGCAATCCGGAAAAAACTGTTTGTCACTGTATTGGAAAAAACAGATGCAAGCGTGAGATTTTATCCGTACCCTTTATCTGAAAATGAGACTGTATATGATACTGATGAGGAAAATGCACCTCATGTAGATAGGGTTCTAGCCGCATTCAACATTGACAGTCTTCTTAATACACCCGCAGAGATGATGGAAGTGCCTCATGAGCCGCATCATTCTCCTGAAGGAGAGGCGTGTGATCATGCGTGTATCTGCGGAGACAGTAAAACTATAGAGTCTACTTATAAATTTATTTGTATGACCAAAACACTTGAGGATGATGATAACCCAAACTTATTGCTGTCTTTCCCAGAGTCGCCAATGCAAGAATATGTGAATCATCTAGCATACAATAAAGAAAATGGCATCACGCTTGAAAGTTTCTTCGTTGATGCGGATGATGATTGGAATCCAGCAGTCCCATTATAGGAATTGTATAAATATCCGTATGAAAAAATTTAAAGACACAATACAGTTGGCAGAAGGTGTCAATGATCCTGGCATCTTCAAAGCTGTCTTTTTGGCTGGCGGTCCAGGTAGTGGTAAGTCCTTTATTGTCGGTAAAACTGCACTCACTTCACTCGGTCTAAAGTTAGTAAACTCTGATGATGCTTTTGAGACTTTGCTTCGTAAAGCAAACATAGAAGCAACTCCTGAGAATATTTTCTCAGATAAGGGACAAACGATTCGTGGTAGGGCTAAGAGTCTCACACAGTCTAGACAAAAAGGATTCATTAATGGTAGACTAGGACTTGTGGTTGATGGTACTGGCAAAGATTTTGCTAAGATTCAAAAGCAAGTTGTAGAACTGAGAAAACTCGGCTACGAGTGTGCTATGGTATTTGTCAATACTGACTTAGAAACAGCGCAAAACAGAAATGCCGCAAGAGCAAGAACACTTCCTTCCCAAGCAGTCTCTAAAATGTGGAACGATGTACAAAGGAACATCGGTAAGTTTCAAAATTTATTCGGTAGATATATGTTTATCGTTGATAATTCAGACGGCGCTAATTGGGAAGGAGCTACCATGTCCGTGTATAGACGAGTAAGTCAGTGGGTGAAAGAACCCGCACAATCTCCTGCCGCTAAGAGATGGGTTCAGGGTCAAAAGAAGTCTAGGGGCATAAAAGAAGGTAAAAATCACACTTGGAAGTCAGAAGGACACTATACAAAAGATGGCAAAGAGTGGAAAGGACCTCAACATGCACACGATGGTCAAGTGATGACTGGTGAAAAACATACCGATGATAGTCAGGATCTATATCACTTCAAGGAATTACCTAAGCCCGTACAACAAAAACTTCTTGCTAAGATGAAACTCAAAGAAGATTTGCGAAAGTGGTTCGGCAAAGGTAAGAAAGGTGATTGGGTTAGAGTAGGAACCGACGGTGAAATTAAAGGTGCATGTGCAAGAGAGCCTGGAGAAGGTAAGCCCAAGTGCATGCCTAGATCAAAAGCACA